AATACAACCAAAGGTGGATTTGAATGTGTGTATCCAGAACCTGGATTTATAATAGATACACTTTGAACTCTTCCATTACTAATTGAAGCTAAACCAATATGAGTTGTTATTCCGCTTGAGTCTGTACTTGCAGTTTGCAATCCAACATACACGGTTTGAATTCCAGATCTATATCCAGAACCAACATTTGTGATGTTTATTGATGATATAGTTCCGGCAGACGATACAATTGCTGTTCCAGCTGCAGATACTAGTGGTTGATAACCAAATCCTCTTGTAGATGCAACTGATACAATTCTTCCGCCAGTTGGAAGACCTCTTGTTAAGACATCATTACCAGAATATTCATTATCCTCAAATAAGATTTGAGTTTTTTCTAAAATTTCATCTTCCTCTAAGAAATAGTTTCCAGCAATAGTTACTACGTTACCTAGAACTCTAGGTGATTGGAAAATGTCCTTTACTGTAATAATTGCATTACTATCTACAATTCCAGTAACATCAGATCCATCAACAGTTAATGTAAATGAACTTGTAAATCCAGTAAATGAATCCTGAATTCCATCAAATACAACATTTTTTGTATATGGTTCAATGATAGAATCTACAATTCCAGATCTCATAAAAGTTCTACCACTAAAAGTAGAATGAGTTGTTATACCCGTATAATCTCTAGAATCTGGTCTATTTTCTGGGAGTCCTAATGGATATTTTCCGTAAGGTGGTGCAGCAAAGCTGATTGTATTTCTTGAAATATTGTAATTTCCAACAACCTTGGTGATTAAAGCAAATTGATCATGAACCGCTAATGTAGTTCCCATCCAAGGTCTTTGTACATATATGTTATTTGCAGATCCACCATAACCAACGATACTGACTTTCATTATTTCATCATTTATTCTAATCAAATCTCCACTAAAGAAGAATTCAACATTATTTGTTAAGGTTATAACATCATCGGTAGTTAAAACACTTGTCGATAAACCTGAAGTAACTGCAGTAGATACAATTGGAGATTGTATCATATTATCAATAGTTACTAGTGCTTTTACATTTTGCTTTTGCGCAGTAATGTAGTGTGCGGATCCAAATCCAACACTTGTTAGAGTCAATGGAGTTGGTGCAAGTTTTAGTGCATCTGCAGCAGATGCTGCAAAACGAACATTTAGATCATCTTCTTTAATAACATACAATTCACTTGGAAGTTTATCTGTAGAACCTACTCCAGGTATAGTTGTTGTTGCAATTCCTATTGGTTCATTTAATAAACCATATGAGTAGAGTACCTTTTCTCCAGTAACAAAGAAATGTTGAGGAAGTTCGATTAAATTATCCGAAATTTTAACAATACTGGAATTTTCTCCATTAAATTGCTTTTCAAAAATCGGATTTCCCTTATGATATAATTCAAACTCTCTCTTAATAGATCTTTCAGTTCCTTCATACTCGCCATATCCAGTAAATAATCTTGCATTTCTCATTAAAATTTCATTATTTGGATTAAAGGTATCAACTAATCCAAGATAATTACCAAAACATCTAATTTCAAGGTCTGCGCTTGAATCTGCAGTAAAATAGATTTCCGTATTAGATCCATTAACACCAGCTGTTATAATTCCAATCTCACTATCATTAACTAATATTCCAAATTCAGCGTAATATGCTTCGGAATCATCAGTAATGACGTTCATTTCAGATACTTGATATCTTTGATTGGTAGTATCTTCTATACTGATTAGTAGATATCCACCACTATAATTTAATAATCCATTTTCAAATTCTGCTATTTTTGTCGGATTTGTGCTATTAGTTGCCGCAATTGATACATAATGAGATTCTAATCTTGTAGTGTTTAAATCTCTAGCACCAGTATCAACAAATCCAGATTCCGAAGAAGCAATAGAAACCCTTAATACATTAATGTCTGCATCATATGGGTAATCAGGTATTAAGTCTATTTTTAAATTGGAACCAGAGATATATGCATAATATGTACCAATTCCAAGTGAAGCACCAACTCCAGTAGTTAATTGCCCGTAATCGATGATCTCTACACTGGTTCCGTCATGAAGAACTGTAATTTCATCATATTCGAATATATTTTCAGAATCTTCTATCTGAACTAATAGTTTTGATGCTCTATAATCTAGTGGAATTGAAGCTATAGTTGTTGCTCCAATACCTGAAGTTCTATTGGTAAAGATACTTTGGATATTAACAATATTTCCAAAATTGGTATTTCCAACTCCGGAAACATAATCTCGTACATCGTAAGTTACAAAACTTAAATCATAGTCATTAACTCTAAATTTATTCGGGTAGAATAATAATCTACCTTCATCTTCTCTTATGTCTATATCAAAGGATCCAAGTACTCCAACTGATTCAACTCTACCATATTGGTTGATATAGAAATTTGATCCATTATGAATAGCAGTGACTATGTATACTTGTCTTTCTGCAGTAAATCTTTTATCTCTAGCATAAACTAAAAACTTTCTTGATCTTACATCTGCTAGTTTAAAGGTACTAATTACACTATATGGGTCCGGTCTTGGAGTATTATTAAATGCATCACTTATATCATCTATTACTAAAACTCTATTTCCTATTGATTTTTCAAAATCTTGAAGATCTCTACTATTAAATACTAATCCAGTTGATACTCTTCTTGAACCAATTAAAGATGTTTCATCTAAAACTATATCGAAGTCAAAAGAGCAATTTAGATCAATAGTTTCACTAATATCTGCTATTGATAAGAAATCACCACCTTCTTGAGATGTGCTAATTCCAGTAAAGGATAAAGTGTTTGACTCAATTGTGTGGTCACTAAATCTCTTCCATCCAGCTAGATGATTTAAACTTTCTACACTTTGTTCCCATACATTCTCTGATATATTGCTCTGAATAGCATAAGAGAATTTTTGCCAGTAAAAACTATCTTGAACAACTTGTAAATTGTTATTTAAGAATCCCTTTTCATTTAACCAACCTTTTTGAACCTCAGCAGCTGGTCCAACCTTATAATACATTTCACTCTTATATATTTTTGAAATTCTGGATACAGTTCCAGTTTTTTCACCCCTAATAAGTTCACCAACACTAAAATCATAAGGTCCAAAGGATTTGATTATTTCATTATTTGCATCCCATGTATGTACTTCACCAATAGCTCCACTTGTTAATCCATAAATCAATTCTCCAGAATTATATCTACCTTTCTTGATAGTTGAAGTAAAGGTTGGGAAGTGTTTTTTCAATACAACAATTCCTGTTGCAGATACCTCATCATAAAGACCCAAAGTTTCATCCGCATCCACAATACCAAGTAAACTATACTTAATCGTTGCGTTTGATCCACCAATATTTGCATCAATTTCTGTGATAACAAATAATTTATAAGAAAAATCTGAACTATTAAATGATCTATTTTTACTTCCTAAAGTTTTCGATGCACAACCCTCTATTAGAATTTCATCACCAACTACAAATGGGAATCTATCCGGATCACTAAAACTTGTTTTAAAGGTAAGTGTTACTTCTTTAGATGTAGTGTTGAATGATAAATTTTTGATACTAAATCCGTTTGAATTATTAATAGGTATGAAATTTGGATTTTTATTTGTTAAACTGGAAGTATTTTTTACTATTTCAACTTTATTATTAGAATATTCTAATATGAGATCATCCAATATCTCTAAAGTATTAGAGTCTTGTACTACTAAATTTGGGAAAACTGTATAATTTAGTCCTGGAGATTTTGGAACAATAGTGTCAAATGAGAATAACTGATCAACTTCAAAAACATCTGGCATTTTTGCCGTTGGGAACAATGTTGGATCTGTTGGATAATCCCAACCAACATCTTCGATGTGGAATTCTTTTTTGGTTCCAATGTTAGGACCCTTTGCCTTTACTCTTGCATCTACACCAGTTTTGCTAACTACAGTTGCTATACCAACAAGAGTTTTATATCCACCACCGGAATCTAAAAGATTTATTTCACTAATAGGACCAGTGGTGTTTTGTGAATTTGTATAGTATTTTAGAGAAGACTCTGTTGTTGCATAAGATACTTTTGTTAGATTAACTGGAGTTTTAAATGTAAATGATGTGGATGATGTGGATACTGTATTGTGAATTGATGCATTAATGCGTGGATATACTAATGTTATCTTATTTGATTGTGTAATATTATAAGAGTCTCTTATAATTTGCGATTTAACTGCTGATAAACCTTGAGTCTTTTTAGGAACAAGCGCATAATAAAGTTCGGATGGTGTAAATTCATTAACTTTTAGTGTAACACTAGCGGTTAAATCAATTCCAATTCTTCCACTAGATACTACAGAAAATTGCGGTGATAATTCATTTGTGATATATTCTTGTCTCAGTTTCGAATCGGTATATAGTTTAAAGTCAAATGCTGGTAATCTAGTTGTACCATCAATATATGATAGTGAAGAATCACTTAGGTCAAAAACTATGCTATCATTTCTCTCAGAAATTAATAGTGGATTTACTCGATGAATATAACCAACTCCCCCAGAACTAGTTAAATTAATTCTTTCTCCATCAGCTAATTGTGATTGGGTATATGTTTCTGATAATTCTATCTTGTCCTTGTTGATATAGACTGCATAATAAATTGTATCAGCTATCAAACCTCCAATTGGATTTTGTGATACGTAAATAATTTTATCACCATCAGCAAGACCATGATCTGGAATTGTAATCTGATTGTAAGTAGTATCAACACTGCTTATTTGAAGACGATCGATTAATAATCTTCTATTTTTATCGTTATAATAAACTTTAAAAGTCTTTGTTGTTGATGGAATTACTTCAAGTCTAACTCTATCTCCAATTTGCAGTTGATTATCTTGTGAAGTATATACAGTTACTGTAGATTGGAAAATTTCGGATGATATATGATCATAGTTGGTTTTTAAACTATGGTAATTTCCTGTACCCAAACCAACAAAGTATAATGGATTTGCACCAACAGTAGTTGTTATTCCGACATATTCAAATCCATTAAATGAGCTAGTTATTCCCAATTTAACGGTAGATAATCCAATTGTATCTTTACTAAATTTAACTACATACAAGTCCGAATTATCATATATTACAGTTGTTCCAATTCCTGTTACCGAAACAACAAGAGGATTTCCACCATTTGTATTGTATCTAACTAAATCTCCAGTTTCTAATTGATGATTTTCCAAATAAATGGATCTTGTAAAAACTACCGTAGTTGTATTACCAAGTCCTGGATTGCTAAAATATAAAGATGTTGTTATTCCTGGGCCATGGGTTGATCCAATTCCAACAGATTCAACTGGATCAAAATAATATTGCCTATCATATCTACCAACATTTAAGTCATTAACCAAATATCCGTCAATGAAGAACTTTCTTGGAAGAACAGAAAATGATTCGGATGCCGAGTATGCAGTTCCTGTGGTTGAATTGTAATTACGTAAAACTCTAATTCTAGAAGATTTTAAATCTACATTTAAAACCTTCATCTGTTCATTTCTAATTTGGATAATATCATTTTCATCAATTAGTGGAGAATATAAAACTCCAGTTGCAATTGTTAGATATGTTGTAATTCCAGTTACCGCTGGATTCCCAATGTCTTTTCCAAGAATATAATTGGTTGATGGAATTCTTATTTTTTCTTTAGAATCTATTGCATAATTTTTGGATGTTGAAATTCCAGTTATGGAGATAACATCATTAGTCAAAAGTTCATGTGGTTCATCGCATATAGCAATAAATCCAGTAGAAGAGTTAGATTGGAATAATTTTACACCATTAATATAAATCTCATTTGTTATTAGTGAAGATATTGTTTTTCCTTGTATTTCACTAACAATTGCAGAAACTCCTGTACCACCAGTACCAACATTATCAAATAGAACTGGGTCCTTAACTTTATATCCAGTACCAGGATCTAAAATTTCAATATTATCAATTGAACCTGGAGAAATTGATTTTACAACAGAATAGTGCGCATCAATTTTATTTGGCTGCACGATATAATCATATCCACTATACCATTCTTTTAAATTATATGGTTTTGTATTTCTTCTACACTTAAACTCTTCAAAATCAAAGGTATTTTGATCAAATTCTGTACTAAAATTGAATCTTACTGGTTCGGAATAATGAGAATATCCTATTACATATGGGAATACTGGGATTTTGTTTTGTGAGAATATTCCTTCTTTTTGTATAGTTGTATCTACTGTTAAGAAGTATGCATAAGTTCCATTTGGATATTCTGGAGTAATGCAGTATCTACCATTATATTCGTCCAGATCTCCAGATCCTCTGTAAATATAGTCTTCTACGAAGAATCCTAACGGAAATTCTGGTCTACTTCCAGAATCAACTCTAACGTATCCAGATAGCATCTGACGAATTCTTCCACCAGATGGAGTATCGTATCCATATGGCCCATAAATCGGATTTCCATCATAAGCCCAACCAATAATTGGTGAGTGGTATGGAGTAGAAAGATCACTTTCTAGATCGGTTTGGTATTTGAGTATACCCTCCTCAAATTTTTGAGAATATACCATATCACGCAGTTTTCTTGGCGCATATGCATGAGTATACTGCAGTCCATAATTACTATTTTTAGATCTTACAATAATACCATCATCTAGTGATATATTATTTTCTCTTATAAGTCTATCTACTATATTAACATTCCACGACTTTAATTTGAATTGTAAGGATGCACCTGTTCCTGGTGATTCTATAACAATTTTTGCATTTTGACTATGATTAACTCCACCATCTATAACTTTAATATCAATTAATTTACCATTACTTATTACTGGTGAAAGAGTTGCATTAATTGGTCTTACGGATGGGTCGGATTCAAATACATAAACATTTGGGGTGCTGTAATAATTTTCTCCTTGCGACTTAATCGCAATATCTTTAATAGATCCATTGAAAATTATTGGATCAGCAATAGCTGAATTTCCTGTTCTAAGATAATATCTTGGTTGTTTCTCATAATTTAATATTCTATTAGATCCATAATTTGATCCAGAAGTTTTTACTTCAACTTTTTTTATCTGACCTCTAAATACTGGATTTAATACTGGAATGCAATCGGATTCAACTAATTTACCTACTCCCTTCTCACCAATAACTTCAACGGTTATTGGTGGATATGAGAATGTATGGTATCCACTAGGAGTGGAATTTAATTGAGTGATTTCATTATTGTTTTTGAATTTTAATGGGTTTTCTCCCACAGTTGTATTTTCTTCATATAAGACAAAACTGTTCTTATCTAGAATTGAAGCAATATATGTTTTTGTTGTTGATAAACCAGAAATAGGAGATTCTGTATATGAGTATACAATCCTATCATTATTTTTAAATTGGTGATTTTTTGACGTTATAACATAATTTGCCGTATTAATTCCAACAGAAGTTACGATTACCTTATTATTCGAATATCCTTCTCCACCATCACCAACAACTAAAGATTCTATTATAGTTTTGGATGAAGATGATTCTAGAGTGTGTTCTCCGACACCATATGCAAGACTTATTGGATTTATTAATCCTAATGCATCTTCAATTGTTTTATGTAAACTTATTTTTTTACTACCAATTACACCAACATAGTAAAAAGATCCTTCAGATAAAGTTGAAATTATTTGCTGTCCTTGGGACGAGTATGAAACCCTATCTGCATTTCTAAATTTATGAGGATCTGAGAATGTAATGGTTTTTTCAACAATATTTACTCCAGATACATCCGATCTAAAAAATACTTTATGTCTAACATATTTTACATTCACACCAACACTTGCTTGCTTGGTTGGATTTCCACCTCTAATTACAACTTTTGGTTTATTTTCGATAAAGTCAAATCCACCATCTAAAACATCAATTTTTAAAAGACTTCCAGAGACAACAACATCTCCAGAAAAACCTGATCCATTAACATCAAATACTTCTAATCTAGGTGGGTTAATAACATCATAGGATTCTCCACCAGAATTTACAATTACTTCTTCAACTCCACCATAATAGCAAAAATCTTTTGACTTATAAGTTAAAATTTCTACACCATTTCTAAAAATACCAATTCTTTCTTCTGGATCTATTGGATATTCAAATATTCTAGATTGTGGATCTGTTGTTATTTTTTTAACTAATTTTTGTGGTAATAATTTCTTTTCTTTACCAAGCTCATCAGCATATTCCAGTCTAACTAATTTTGAAAAAGATGTTGTACCATTGAGAGTTACATACTTTTCTGATTCTAAATTATTTCTACTTCTAGCCAATTTGAAAGTATCATCATCAATTTTATATACAAAGTAAATTGCGGATAAATCTAAAGAATTATTTGAAGAATATGTATCATCATAATATACCGCATCTCCTGTATAAAACCCATGATTTTTTACTACTATAGTTTCTGCTTCATTAAAAGTTCCATTTAAAACAACACTTCTATAATTTAAATCTAAAGATTCATTATTATAATTTGGTAAAGAATTGGATGTTACATAAACATCATCTTTATTATCAACATAGGTGTTCTGAACATTAGCAATTATTTCAGATCCAGTTACTTTTGTAATTGTTCTCTTTACATAGTATGCCTGAACTATTGGTCTATCATTTACAATTCTAAAAGAATTATTTGGAGTTGGTCCAGATGATACTTGGAATTCTTTTTCAATTACCTCTACAGACCCATCAAAATTTCTTACATCACATGTAAGACTTACAATATCACCACTATTCGCATAGCAGTTATCATATGTTGTTATCGAATAATTTAAATTTCCCTCATCTACTAATGTTTCTACTCTATTAGAAATTGCATGGTTAAATATCCAAGAATTTGCTTGTGGGGATTCTGCTTTTTTACCTAATTCCCAAACTCTAACTGGATCACCAACAACTGAATATGGAGTGTCTACTTCTTCTACGAGTTCTGACAAAACTCCACAAACTCTCATTCTAACTTCTTCACCCTCATTATCATAAGAGTAAATATATGCATTAACCTGTAAAAATGCTTGCTCATCAATTTCATTTTCAACTCCACTCACTTCTAAGAATTGATTAGCATTCTTTGACCCATATTTGACCAGCATGAAGCTATCATCATCAAGAAAATCGCCAGCAAATGTGACTAAAAGTTCACCACTATCTGGGAAACCAATTGTCGAGTCTACGGTGATTACACTTGCGCCTATTGCTACCTTACTTAAGGTTGGTGTTTGGTGATGGATTGTAAAATTGCCAAATACTGATCCAGTAAATCCAAGATCTTTATTATATCCGTAGTCTAAACTTACTTTATAATATAAAGAATTTCCTTTAACAATTGCCTTACAGTCAGTAACAGTGCCGTATGCCTTAGGAATGGTCCCATCCTGATCTTGATATAAAACTCTGTTTACAATTTGAAGCGGTTCACCAATAATTTGCTCTACAACCAAATCTAGAGTTTTTCTATAATCTGCAGCTGATGGGGTTAATAGAAAATCTCTAGGTCTGAATATTTTTGCTGAGGTTGCATATAAAGCTTTAAATAGAACTTCAAAAGAATTATCAGTTCCTTTTGCTTCGTAAAAATCTTTTACCTGCTTTATGAATAGACTTTGATCTAGTTGGGGATTTAACTCAATGTTTTCAAATCCTGGTGAAAATTGTACTTTTAATTTTGATAAAAATTCATCTAAAAGAATACAATTTAAATTAATAACATCAACCCCTTCAGCAAATTCTTGCGCGAAGGAAGATTCAAACATTAAATGGTCTGGGTTTTCTGGATCATTATAATCCGTTACTCCACTAAATCCTCTTGTACAATCTTGGAACGTAGTTGCGGTTTTAGTTGCATAGAAAATAATTTCATCCCCAATTTTTAAAAGACCATTTTCTTTAGGGAATCCATTAGTACTTTCTACAGAAATTTCGTTATCATAAATGGTTAGAACTTCAGTTAACTCTGTACGATCATTCCAATTTGAAACAAAATCTAGTTTTCTATACGTGTCTATATTTGTTAGAATATCTGCTGGATTACCTGGAGATTCTAAGTAGTCAAAATATGCTTCTAATAACTCTTCAAATAGTGGATAGGTTTCCCTCGCAAATAAAGGAATTTGCGAACTTACGATAGAGCTTAACTTTACTTTGTTTCTTACCATTTTTTTTAAAATCCTATCTAATTACGTCTTCGTTGAAATCAAAATAACTAGATCTTCTAATATATGTAGATCCCGAAATATCCGCCCCAGATGAAATCCTATCATCAATCATAGTAATGGTGCTATCACCAACTGATAGTTGTAAATACAAATCTTGCAGTCCAATTATATCATTTGAATCAGGAACTGCAGAAATTTCGATAATTGGTTGACCATCTCTTGTTTTACTAGTACCTTCAATATTAATATTGAATAATCTTATCTCACCCTTATCATAATCAATATTACCAACCTCTCTTAAAATAGCAGTTTTATTATTAGCAGTTAATCTGAATATAACAATCTTTCCCATGACCTCACTATCATCAGGAATATCTCCAAGATATACTTCTCCATCTACTCCATCAACTCTAAATCCACTAGATCTTATATTATATCCTCTTTCAGTATTTAAAACTGCAAAAGGATTTCCAAAGCAAATTTCATATGTTCCAACTGTATTTACTGTGGGAACAAAATCTCTTCTCATTTGAATGTTAGTTAGGTTTGATGTAATGGACTTATGACTATCATCAATTATTTTTTGGAATTTACTGAATTTAAATCTACTACCAACACCATTCATTTCACTTGATTTTGCATATTTATTAGCAGAATCAAGTATGATGCTTTGAACAGCAGATGCAGATGATGCTTTATTTGGATTGTAGTAAACAAACGATTCAAATTCAACATATAGAAACTTCATGTCTACAATTTCTACATCAACTCCAACAACAGAATAAGATCTCAAATTTGTTATTAGATTTCTCTTATCACCTTCTGATAAAAACTGACCAAATCTTGGTTTAACTGCAATGAATACCTTTCCATATTCTGGTGGATTTAGCGTCTCACCACCATATGCAGAAACCACAGAAGCTTCTGGATAAACTAATGGTACTATAGTCTCATAATCTTGTGCTGTTACTGCTCTATATTGAGATTGATATAATTTTGTAGAATATTTTTTAATAGACTCTACAGATTCAATCTCAGTACCAAAAACTGATGGTGATACCGTTTCTACTGGACTTATTCCAGAGATGATAGTAATCGAATTATTATCTAATAACTTTCCAGCAAAAGTAAATCCTCTTACTCCATTACCAGATGTACCATTTGAAACCACATATGAAACATCAACTACGTTACCTGGTTTTAGTTCCTTACCAAAAATTCCATCACCAAACAGTAGCTCATATCTCTGATCTTCTGCTTCCTGAATAAAGAATATATTTGCATCTGCTTTTGCAGCAAATAGATTATCAATTAATCTAAATCTATCCCCACCAACATCAAATTGAGAATTTCTAACAAGAACCTTTAAAGTTCCCGTGTCTGCATTTGGATTACCTAATATAATTCTTGGATCTTGTACAGTTGGGTTATATGTAAATGACTCTTCAACTAAAATTCCTTCATAAATTTGCAGGTTTCTAAACACTGCTAGATTGTTTACTACAGGAACAGTAACATCATCTGGAATTGTGAAAGTATATGTATTTTGTCCAATATTTGCTGCGGATATAAAAGCAAGACCTTTCTTCAGAGTAACTGTAACAGGTGCGTTAGTTTGTCCAGTAAAGTCTACAAGAAAGGATACTGATGCCCTTGCTGCTTGTCTTGATCTAGGAACGTATCCAATATTTCTAGCTAAAGAGACTACATTCTCTCTTAAAGTAGCACTATCAATAAAAACTTCATTGCTAAGCATGTTAGCATTGAAAGAGTTAATGTAAGTATTGTATGCTAATGTATCGATAATTATAGACAGGTTAGATCCTTCAAAATCATAGTCTGTAAAACTACTATTTGCTCTCAAATAATCAATAATTTGAGTTCTTATCTGTTGGAAATCTAAATTTGAAAAATTTACTAAGGACATTTACCTTACTGGTTGAAATACAAATGATAACTGTTGTCTTGGAACGTCCAAACCAACTATAGTGTAAATAATTCCAATATCTATAGCATTATTAGCATCACTAGGCACTACATTAACTTCATCAATAACTACTCTTGGTTCGTATGTTTCAATCACATACTTCACCTCTTCCTTTAAAACATCTAAAGTATTGAGATCTAGCATGTTTTCAAATAAAAGATCTGCTACGCTAGATCCCAGTTCAGGTTGAAAAAAACGTTCACCTTTTGATGTTGTGATTAAATTTCTAACAGATCTAGCAATTGCCCGTTCATTCGTTAAAGCCGTAACATCATCTGTTGCCGGATTTTTAACGAATGAAAGGCTTATATCTTTAAAAGACCTAGAAACCCTTTCTAAAGGCATGAGAAATGATGAATTTATACTTTATTTATCAGTCCTTTAGTACCCTTTTATCGCAAAAAACTGGTTCTGTACCATATTCCCAATCATCATAGTCCTCATCATTCCGTATTTTTTCATGCAATTCATTTTGATGTACGAAATCATGCTTTTTAGGTGTCAAATCATCTTCATTGATCTCTCTGAGCATTCGTTGATTCATTTGCTTTCTCCTGATTTGTTAAATCAGAACTTTTTACGGGGTTGCTATCCCGAATTTTTGTAATTTCGTACATAAAATCGTCCGAAGTCTCGATTTTGCGACGATTTTCAACTGAATATTCGGTCAAATCGATTTCATACCCTGGATTTTTGGTAATTCTATTCTTAGTCCATGCATCATCGTACCATAAAATCTTATTATTTGGGTATGCATAGAAGTTTCCGTTGTCCATCTTGAAAAAATGAGCACATTTATGCTCTGGAGTCTCACTGAAGTTAGTATTCAGGGTAGATTTTGACTCCCATGACCAATCAAGAGTGAACATATAAGTCCCTTCATTCTTTTCTCCGCGATAATTGATCAATTCAGCTCGTAAGTTAGCCAATCTTGCCCGAACTTGAACATCAATATAAGGAGAAAAACAATCCCACCACATACACTCTTCTAATTTTGGTACTGGTGCATCTGGTTTCCAACAAAACGCATGAATTGGTCTACGAGTCCAGTTCACTCCATTCTCTAAAAACGCCTCAAAGAGGGGTACATGCTTCTCTAAGGACGCTACGGAATGTACATCACACAAAGTTACCTCACCATGACCTTTTTTATGATTGAAGAGAAATTCATTACGAATATAACATGTAATTGTTGGAAGATTATGATTTAGATAAGACATAGTTTCTAATAAAAAAGCAGGAATTTCTTCCTGCTCTATCTATATTATTTACCTTGCCCGCGATACCTTTTCTTCTTCCCATTACGAGAAGTTGCGCTCAGCAATGTACGAGAAGAGCGACCTTGACGAGTCTTCTTAGGTGCTCCAGGTTGAAACAACGTTTTATTCGAACTACCTTTAGCCATCTACAATTTCCTCCAAATAAATTTCACTAAAATCTGTTTTTTCACCCTCATAATATTGGGTGGCTAAATCTTGAAATGCTTCTGAAC